TTTTAAATGTAAAATGAACGATTTATGACTTTAACATCTTCTGGTTTAACTTTAATACCCTCTTGTATATCTTTTTGAAAATTTGCCAATTTTTTTAATAAAATTTGATAATTATTTACAGATTTTCTATCATTGAATAAATTACCACCATAATATTTAACCACTCCATTTTCAACAGTAGCATTTATACGATGTGTGTTATTAACACCAGAATTGAAAATAATCATTATAGTATTACCCTCTTTTTCTTTTATAAATTGAGCAGATTGGAATTTAGCATCTTTAAACACTTTAACCTCACCTACTAATATATCAAAAGATAATTGTTCGATATCCTTCTTTTGTAATTTATTAGCATGTTCAATAAAGTCATCTGCTTTCTTTTTCTGACCCAATGATTTTAATTTTCTAGCTGCTGAGATGTAAGTTTTATAATCCATTTTTAAATTTATTTATATTACAAATATAATAAAATTATTTAAATTTTCTTAATGAATTTTGAATTCTTTGAATGTGTTTTTTCAAAAATGTATATTGTTCAGATATTTCATTTTCTAAATCATAAAAATCTTTTAAATTTGCTGCTATAATTTCTTGGTTTCTTTGCTGCTTAGTTGATATTTTAACTTCCCATATTTCCATTAATTTATTTGGGTCATATTTATTTATAGGGTGTTGTGAATATAAAAATCTTGGCAACATATCCATATGAATATGGTGTATAATTTTTATCTGTATAACATTAAACTCCATCAATGCATATTCAAATCCCAATCTAAATAATTCATCATAAACCCCTTTATAATCAACAGTGAGTGATAAATTTTTATCAAAATTATCTTTATTCATAAATTTATCAAATAATACCTCTCTAAATTGTAAAGGTATGAAATTTAAATTAACTGCCATTAATACAATTTGGTTGTTAAATTTTCTATAATCAACTGCAAAAATGGGTGCATATTTCATCCAATTTGATGGATCTTGATAATGAAGAAAATAAAAATTACCAGGGTATAAATCACCAATATTTATATTTTTAACATGTTCATCACTCTTGGAATATTTATCATAAAAGAATAATGAATTATTTTTAAAATTATCAACCAAATCATTACCATTTACTAATAATGCTAGTTTTATTTTTTCACTTAATAATCCCATATGTGTATATATTATTTTTAATATATAAATAAAATATAAATTAAAAAATGTTTAATTCAAGACCAAATAATAAAAATTACAAACAAGGAAATTTCATACCTAAAAATAAAGATCGTGTTTTAAAATTAAATAACGAAGGTGGAATTTATTACCGTTCTGGATTGGAATATAAATTTATGATTTATTTAGATAATCATCCTGATGTTATCCAATGGTGTGGTGAGTGTATATCAGTACCATACCAATTAACACATTTTGAAAATGGAAATGCCAAAATTAAAAATCATACATACTATGTGGATTTTTTCTACAGAATGAAATATGCAGATGGTTCTATCAAAGAAGTTGTTGTTGAAGTTAAACCACAACAAGAATATAATATGGTCCAAGCACTTAAAGAAGGAAAACTTGTAGTTCCAGAGAAAGGAACAAAAAAGTTAAAAAACTTTGAGTTTACATTAAAAATGGCCCATAAAAATATGGCTAAGTGGAATACTATAATAGAATGGTGTAATAAAAAAGGCTATGAATTTATAATAATAACAGATAAACATTTAAAATAGTTTTTAAGAATTAATATATAAGATATGAAGTATATAAAATTATTTGAAGATTATTCCAATAAATTATCCAATGAAAAAATTTATGATATTTGTAAAGAATATCGAATTTATGCTGTAACTATACTTGAAGATGGGAGTGTTGATGTAAATGGGAGTGTTGATTTATCCAATTATGGATTTACAGAATTGCCATTAAAATTTAACAAAGTTAAAGGTGATTTTTTTTGCAATGATAATAGTTTATTAACATTAAAAGGTAGTCCTAAAGAAGTTTCAGGTCGTTTTGATTGTTCTTACAATATTTTAACGTCTTTGGATTTTTCACCAATTTATGTTAAAAATTTTAATTGCCGTAATAACAAATTGAAAACTTTAGTTGGTGGTCCAGATAATCTTGAATATTACACATGTTCTTCTAATGAATTAACAACACTTGTAGGTGGTCCCAAAAATGTTAAAGGTTTGTTTTCTTGTGAGAATAATTTTTTAACATCTTTAGAAGGAATGCCAATTAGTGATTATATAGTAGCTAATAAAAATCCATTAATGACTTCAAATGGGTTTGCAGATATAAGCCCAATTTCATTTGGATTAACACAAACACCAATTGGTAGAATATGGGATTTATTCCCAGCTGCTGATGGGAATAGGAAACCTGATAATTTCATAGAATTGTTTAATTTTTACGAACCTATTAAATTAATAAATGGAAAATGGACAGTTATAATAGAAGTCCTTAATTATTTATTAGATGAATTAGGTTACAAAGAATTACCAACTGATATAGAATCATTGAGAATGATAATACCTGAAGATTATGAAATTTTAATTTATTAAAATTATTTTTTAATAAATATTTCATCCATATTAAATAGGTTATTAAATTGATATTGCTCAATTTTCAAAGATTTAGTTTCTTTCAACTTTTCATATAAACAATCTTCAATAAAAGCATCAACTGATTCACCTATTATTTTGGTATACGAATCAGGTATATCATATACATCTCTATTTTTATAAATAGATTTTATATAATCATTTTTATCTTCATCTGACAAATGAATCGAACACCCATCTTCTACAACAGAATTATCTGAAAATGACAATTCCCAAAATTGTAAAACAACTTTATTCATTTTAATACTTTAATTTGATAAGTAGTGAAGTCATCATCAATTTCTTCAACTTCTATAAATAAACCAAAATTAGATAAACTATCACTTATTGATTTTACAAGTGTAGCTTTATCAACATTATTCAAAACTTTAATTTTCCCTTCCATATTTTAATTATTTATACAAATATAATAAATTATTTTTAATATATAAAGAATGATTACTATTGTTTGTAAAAATCCTTGGTGTAAAGCTCATTTTTCTTATGATGAGGAAATTATAAATGAAGAACCAAAACAATGTCCGAAATGTGTTAGTTTTAACACCGATTTGAGTGGTGGTGTTGAGTGGAAAACCAAAACATATGAAGGTAGTAGATATGATGATGGAATGCAAGAGATAAAAATAAAAATAAATAAATATTATTAATGAAAGCACATTTTTTTGATTTAGATACATTATTATTAGTTGATAACAAAGTTTGGTTAGTTTCTAAAAATAACCCAAATGAACCTATTATTAAGATTTCAAAATCTAATTTTAATTTATTGAAAAATGGTATATGGAAAGCACAAAGAAATGGAATTGATATAGGTGGACATACATATTATTTCCCAAATGATTTAATAAATGATATTAAAATAAAATTAGCAAAAAATAATATAGACATATCATCTTTATTTTTCTCAATGCAAGAATTTTTAAACCCAGATGTAATAGAAACATTAGATTATGATTTAAATATAGATAACATACAACATCTTAAAAATAAAACTGATCATATATATATAATCTGTTCAAAAAACACTGAAGAAAATTATAAAAAGATGATCAAAAAATTAGAAGAAAAGTTAGAAATTCTAGGTCTATCTATTATAAAATATTATTATATATCAGAAACATTTTATAATAGAGATGAAGATGGGATCATTTATAAAAAGTTAAGATTATTACTACAACATCTTATAGGATTGAAAACAGATGGTGATAAATTTACCGATTTTGAATTAGAAAAATATGATAGAGTTTATTTTTATGATGATGATGTGAAAACTATAAAATCTGCTAAAAATATAAATGACTATTTAAACATGTGTATTAAAAATTCTAATGATTCTGAAAAAATAAAAATAAAAGAAATATTGAAAAATAATCTTTTTTTGGATGTAATAGAAGTAACTCCTAATAAAGTTAATAAATTTATACCTTATGAAATAAATTTAAAATTTAATAATATTATAAAAACATTTGAATCTTATAAACGAATTAAATAAAAAACCACCTTAAAGGTGGTTTTTTATTTAATTCGGTTTTCTTTTATTTCTATCATTATTTTCCATTCTTGCCAACATTGCACTTTGAATCAATTCATTCAACTTTTTATTATCCATTATAACACCATCGTCCTTTTCTTCAACTTTTACAATTTCAGTACTTCCGGTAGGTTCATCCACCTTCACATCTTTTACTTTTACTTCCTCTTTTTCAACAGGTTTTTCTATTTGATCATACCCCAAATCAATTCTTAAATTTTTATAGAATTTTTCTAGTTCAGTTCTTTGTCCTGATAAAAATTTTGCATTTTCTCTTATTTCTTTAATTGTTTGATTTAAAACTTCATGTTGTCTAGGTGAATTATCACCATTATCAATCTGTCTCATTTGATTTAAGAAATTTTTCCTTGTCATTCTAGTCAAGAAGATTGCCTCTGCATAAACCATTGCATCTTCTTTCATTTTATTTTTAATATATGAATTATCTTTTAAATTAGGAACATCACTTAAATATAAATCAACTAGTGATTCCAAAACTTCCATTGATTGATTATTAACAACTGTTATATCAGAATCATAATCATATATCTCTATTTCTCCTAAATTTGGCAAATCATCATCAGATGCTAAATGATCCTCAAAGCTATAGTTAATTGGAGTGACATCATCTTTTATTTTATCATATTCACCTTTTACTCTAGTACTCTCTTCATTTTTCTTTTTTGGTTTAGGTGAAACTTTTTCTTCTACAAAGTCTTTCTTTTCATCATTAACATTTGTTTCTGAATTTATATTAGGAATTATGATAATTGGGTCAGTTGTATATAATGGTTCATCTAAATCATTGATTATATCATAATTATCAACTCTTAAACCATCTAATTTATTTTTCCTTTTTTTAGCTTCGCCATTTGGATTACCATTTTCGCTATTAATATTTTCATTATTGTTATCCATAAATAATTATTTTTTTTCTTCAGTGCTTTTAACAAAATCTGTAATTATTTTATTAAGCAATTTTGATTTGTTAATTAGTTTTACATCACAATATTCTTCAAATTTTTCATAGATTTTAATATCTACTGAAAAACCAACTTTTTTCTTAGTTACACCCTTTGCCATAAATTATATATTAATTATTTTTTTCTATTTTTTCCACTTTTCACATTTAATATATAAAGTTGAAAAAATATTTTTTTAAATATGGCAAAGAGTAAAATAAATGAAGATGATATACAATTTATATTCACATCTGAACTTGTAGAAGATGCCACTGAAAAATTAAATAATGGGGTTTTATTAAAAAGATATCAAAACCCTTGGTTAAAAGGTGAGGTTGGTATTAAGAGAACTGGTGTTTCATTTAAAATGTCACCAGAAGAACAAGAAGAATATGTAAGATGTGCGTTAGATATACATTATTTCACTGAAAAATATTGTAAAACTAAAAGAGAAGATGGTAGTTTTGGTTCTATAAAATTAAGAGATTATCAAAAAGAAATTCTTGATAATTTTACAAATCATAGATATAACATATTGATGTCCAGTAGGCAAAGTGGGAAGTGTAATGTATTAACAACCAAGGTCTTATGTGAAATAATTGGTGATGATGGTATTTCTAATGTAAAGGAATATTCAATGTATAAATTATTATTTATATATAAAAATAATAAAACTATTTTTGATTATATAAAATATTCATTATATAGTATTATAAATTTTCTACAAAAAAAATGATAAATTATGATAATAAATGATAATTATGAAACAATAACTTGTAGAATATGTGGTGAACAATGTAGAAGATTGTGTGGTTCACATATTGAAAGAAAACATAAAATAACATCAAAAGAATATAAAATTATGTTCCCTGGTGCACCTATTTCATCACAAAGTTATTTAGAAAATACATTACCAAAAAATGGTAAACATATGAAAGATGATAAATATAAAAAAATGTTTTCAGAGAAAATAAAAGGTGATAAAAATCCAAATCATAAATCAAAGACTACTAAAGAAGAAAGACAAAATAGAAGTCCATTTTCTAAAAAATTTTCAAAATATAAAGGCACTGATGATGAAATAAATGAAATGGTAAATAATTTTACTATCAATGCCACAAAAGATAGAGTAAATAATACTTGCATTGAATATTACCTAAACAAAGGTTATGATTTAGAAACATCAAAAGAAATGTTAAAAAAAAGACAAAGAACTTTCACCTTGGAAAAATGTATTGAAAAATATGGAGAAGAGAATGGTTATGAAATATACACACTTAGACAAGAAAAATGGCAAAATTCATTAAATGAAAATGGTAATATGAAAAATGGGTTTTCATTAATTAGCCAAACTCTTTTTGATGAGATTTCCAAAAGGATAGAAGGTGAATTTAAATATGCATCAAATGGTGGTGAATTAAAATTAAGAAAAAAAGATGGTGGGGTTTGGATGTATGACTTCACAGATATAGAAAGAAAAAAAATAATAGAGTATCATGGTGATATATATCATGGGAATCCAAATATATATTCAGATAATGATAATCCCAATCCATTTAAAAAAAACCTAACCGCTAAAGAAATATGGGAGAATGATAATAAGAAACTAGAAATAGCTAATAATGAAGGTTATGAAGTTTTTTATATATGGGATTCTGAATTTAATAAAGTTGATATTGAAGAAAAAAATAAAATTATAGAAAAATGTATCCAATTTTTAATAAAATAAGAGAAAAAACTGTTTCATTTTTATATAAATTAATAGAAATAGTAGAAAAAATAGAATATAGAAATCTAGATCTAAATGAAGATGATATTTCTAAAAAAATATTATCTTCATATAAAACAGAAAATCTAAAAGTTTGGAGTGATTCTGGCTTTGTGAATGTTCCAGAAATACACACCACACAACCATATAAAATATATAGAATTGAGACTGAAAATGGTTTTTACTTAGAATGTGCAGATAGACATATAATATTTAAACAAGACTACTCTGAAGTTTTTATAAAAGATTTAAAAATAGGTGATAAAATTCTAACTGAATGTGGACCATCATCTATATCAGAAATATCAATTAGTAAAAATAAAGTTTCAATGTTTGACTTATCTGTTGATCACCCAAATCATCGCTATTACACAAATGGTATATTATCTCATAATACAATTTCAAGTGCTATATTTATATTACATTTTATCTTATTCAATAATGATAAAAATATAATGATGACTGCCAATAAAGGAGATACTGTTGTTGAGGTAGTAGATAAGATTAAAAATATCTATGCATTATTACCTTTTTTTATAAAACCAGGTATTAAAGTTTGGAATCAAAAATCTATTTCATTTGAAAATGGATGTAGGATAAAAACATCAGCTAGAACAAAAAGTGCCGCGGTAGGTTTCTCTATTGATTTATTATATATGGATGAGTTTGCTGTAATACCTGCTAATATTATAGAACCATTTTACACATCTACATATCCTACCGTTTCAGCAATTGAAAATTCTAAAATTATAATCACATCAACACCACAAGGTATGAACTTATTTCACAAAATCCTAACAGATGCTGAAAGACCTGCTGGTGATCCACTAAAGAATAACTATAAAGCAATGAGAGTATATTGGTATCAAGTTCCTGGAAGATTTGTTACTTATATAAAATTAAATAATCACAACATGCATGTTTATGATGTTGATATAGATGATGTTTATAACCTTGTTAATGAAAAATGGGGAGATTTAACTAAAGTAGAAATGAAGTTTAACTTAGATATACAAAAAGATGTTATACACATTTATAATAATGATATGTGTAAAGAAGATGATATAAAATATCTACAAATAAAAGATAGAAAAGGGAATGATTTGCCAATAATGGCTATATCAGAAATATCAACTTGGAGAGATGAAGCAATAAAAGATATTGGGAGTGAGGATGCATTTAATCAAGAATATGGTCTTAGATTTATAAACTCTAGTAAATCTTTATTAAATGAAAATGTTATAGATGATTTGTTAAAAGGCAAGACTAATTATGTCCATGATGAAATATATGAAATAGGTAGAAAATTAAGATTTAGCTATGAGGATTTATTATGGGTTGAAGATTATGATATATGGAATCCTATAAACAGAAAAGATTATAAAATTGTTTTAAGTGTTGATATAGCAGAAGGGTTAGGTCAAGATTATTCGGTTATTAATATATTTAAAATTTCAGAAAAACCGAAAGAAGTTATAGATGCTAACAAAAACTCATACAAAACTTTAAGCGATTTTTATAGATTGGAACAAGTTGGTATTTATAGAAATAATATGATATCAGTTAAACAATTGTCTGAATTGTTATATTTAATAGCTTTTGAATATTTAAATCCAGATAATGTTAAAATTGTATTGGAATTAAACAATTATGGTAATACATTGTTAGCAGAAATGCCACATGTTTTTGATGGTAATAATAATTATGGCTCATCTATATTCTTTAGATATAAACAAAGAGCTGATTCACCAGAAGAAAAAATAGGTTTAAAAATAGGTGATAATAAAAATATGATGGTTAAAGATTATCAAGATTTGATGCAAGGTAAAAGCATAGTTGTTAATAATGAAGATAATATAAGAGAGATAACAACATTTGTCAAACACACTACAAGTGCTGGTAATACTAAATATGGAGCAGATGGTTCAGCACATGATGATACGGTTATGACTTTGGTGAACTTAACAAGTGTTTTTAAGAAAAATGATTTTATTGAAATGATAAATGAATATTCTTCAAAAAGCAGTAAAGAATTTTTAGATTATGCAAATGAGATTTTGAAAAATAGTGATTATGTTGAAGCTAATGATTATAGCCAAGTATTGAAAATAAGAAGGCAAAAAATGAATAGATTCAAATCAAATAATAATTTTGGTTGGTTTGGTGATTAAATCAAAAAGCCTCTTTAAGAGGCTTTAATTTTTAGAACAGGGACTAATGGGAATTATCCTATTGTGGCCACAACTTCATCTAATCTACGGTTACAAACCGCAATAATTAAACTAACACTAGTTTGTTCTACATATTAACTTCCATTGTGACTGATAATCCACAATTTTGTAACTTTTCTTTCATAAGAGAAATAGTGTCATAATCACCATATTTTACATCACA